TGGTTCTGTGAGATCAGAGCACGCGAACTACTTAACTATGGTCAGTATGCCACCCACCATATGAAGAATCCATTTCTATCTCGGCAAGAGATAGGCAAGCGAACTGTTATCAATTTAGATGAAGCCTTCGCTGAACAAAACCGTATGCAAGTAATCTAATGAGGAGATAACAATGGCAGCTATGAAGAAAGCTACAACAAAGAAGTCATCAGATGGTTCAAACACAAAACCGTTTAACATTAGGTTAATGACTATGAACGCACTTGTTGGTAAAGAAGAACCTAAGAAGGCGCCTAAGAAAGCAACACCTGCAAAGCCTAAATCTAAATCAACTGGACCTGCTGCTGTTAAAGAATATCAGCGCCAAGTATCACCTAAAGGTGTTAAGAAAACTGAATCAGGCGCTAAGAAGGGCCTTGACAAGAAGTATCCAGGATTATACAAGAAGTCTAAGTAAGGAACCCCATTGCTATCAGTCAAAGAAGTTGACGCGAAGTTATCGCGCCTACGCACGCGCTCTTCAGCACGTGACCAACGTATGCGCGATGTGCTCTCGGTGCGTCAGGGAGATATCTCTAAGGTATTTCCTTCAATGTTTTCAGAGGACTATCCAAAGCCTCTGGTTGCAAACTTCATTGACGTAGCAGCACGCGACTTAGCTGAAGCAATGGCACCACTGCCATCTTTTAACTGCTCAGCAACTAATATGGTTTCAGATGCTGCTCGCAAAGCCGCAGATACTAGAACTCGTATTGCTAACTTCTATGTTTCAAACTCTGATCTACAGCTACAGATGTATACCGCAGCAGACTGGTATAACACCTATGGTATGTGTATCGGTATGGTCGAGATGGATTACGATGACAACAACCCACGTATCCGTATGCTCAATCCATTTGGAACTTACCCAGAGTTAGATCGCTATGGTCGCACTTTATCTTTAACTCAGGTTATTATCAGCGATGCTGAGACGCTAGCTGCCCAGTATCCAGAGTTCTACGAACAAATCCTTGGTAGAAACAACTACCAACTAGGATCTCCTTATGTGTCAATGGTTAAATACCACGACAAAGATCAAGACTTGCTTTACTTACCGGAACGAAAGAACCTAGTACTATCACGTACTCCTAACGTTCTTGGTAAGTCTATGGCACGTACCGTGATGCGCTCATCTTTAGATGGCGAAGCACGCGGTCAGTTTGATGATGTGCTCTCCGTTCAGCTTGCTCGTGCTCGCTTTGCAATCTTACAGATCCAAGCAGCAGAGAAATCTATCCAGGCACCTATTGCTATTCCACAAGATGTTCAGGAACTTGCCCTCGGCCCTGATGCCATTATGCGTTCTGCTAATCCGCAAGGCATCCGTCGTGTTCCATTAGAACTTCCACCTGGAGTATTTACTGAATCCGGTGTATTAGAACGTGAACTTCGTATGGGTGCTAGATACCCAGAGTCACGTTCGGGTAACATTGACGCCTCAGTAGTTACAGGTCGCGGAGTTCAAGCGCTACAAGCTGGCTTTGATACACAGATCAAGGCAGCACAAGCACAGTTTGCTAGATTGTTTACCGAACTTGCCTCACTTTGCTTTGAAGCAGATGAGAAAATCTTTGGTGGAATCCCTAAGACTATTAAGGGAACCGATGACGGTACACCTTACGTACTTAAATATATTCCATCTCGTGACATTAAAGGCGAGTACGGCGTAGATGTACGCTACGGAATTATGTCTGGTATGGATCCTAACCGTGCCATTATTGCTTTACTACAAATGCGTTCAGACAAACTTGTTTCTCGTGACTATGTACGTCGTGAAATCCCTATGGATCTAAATGTTACTCAGGAGGAACAACGTGTTGATATTGAAGAAATGCGCGATTCTCTCCGTGTTGCTGTTGCACAGTATGCTCAGGCAATTCCGGCTCTCGCGGCGCAAGGCCAAGACCCTTCCGAGATTATCAGCCGTATCGCAACTGTTATCCAAGGTCGGCAAAAGGGCCAAGCACTAGAGAACATTATTGAAAAAGCATTTACACCGGCACCAGCACCAGTACCAGTAACGCCACCAGATATGGCACAGGCTGGTATGCAATCACAGATTCCAGCAGCAGGTGTGGCCTCCGCCAACGCCTCGCAGCAACCTCCAAATCAACAAGGTGGTACGGCCCCTGCTGCTGGTCAAAAACCCGATATAGCCCAACTACTAGCTGGTATTACCGGCGCCGCATAAATGAGGGAGGTGTAATATGAATAAAGGATCACGTGCAGCAGCACCTATGTCTCAGCCAAAGGAAGGCAAGATGGATACCTCAAAGCCAAAAGGTGGCAAGGTATTCTTCGGAATGATGGCAGCAGGACGCAAAGGCAAAGCAGTTAAAAAAGGATAAATTTTTTATAGGAGGTGTACTGGGTGAGTAACGATAAGATTCCTCGCCCAGTGCGCCTTTCTGATTTTCTAGTAATACTTACAGGTTTTATTCACAACATAGCTCAAACATTTGAAGCTATGACAGGTGAACTAATGGAACTATCCATTTATCATTCTAACCAAAAGACGGAAACAATTCGTGCTTGGGAAGATATGACCGCAGATTTAGAAAAGTTAGGAGAAGAAACAGATGGCTGAACCAATGAATCCATTGGCCGGAGTTTCAGGTCCTGGCAAATATGCTGTTCGCACAGATAAATTAAGTATGGGTTCTACTGCATACGGCGAAGGCGTAGACACCGCAGCAATTAAGTCAGGTGCGCCACTAGCTTCAACTCCAGATCAACGCCCAATGCCAGCCGCTGAAGTACGCGACGCCGCAATGCAGGCACCGGTCACAGGTTTATATGCTCCAACTCAAAAGCCAAGCGAACCAGTAACTGCTGGTATTGATATGGGTGCAGGTGCGGGATCTAGCGCACTTATGATGGCTAAGTCTGGCGAAAAACTTTCAGATATTCTAGTAAAGATGCTTCCATTTGATACTACTGGAGAAATAGGCGTTCTATACCAAGAAGCATTATCGCGGGGTAATTAGTGGCTGACAATATGAAAGCAGCTGGATTTGCTGCTGGTCTATCATCTACTGAAACTCAGAAACTTGATGAGTTTTACAAAGCATATCAAGCGCACAAAGAATTATCTAAACTACCTGCTGATGCTGCTACTACTAAGTTTGCTCAGTACACTCCTGCTCAACAAGCAAGCCTTGTTAAAAACTTTGGTAACGAAGATCCAACTGTCAAACCACAGCGTGGTTTTTTTGGCACCGCTTGGCATTACACAGGTGGCGCACTAGGTAACGCTATTGGTTATGCCGGTAGCCACATACTTGCTGGTTTAGGAAATGTATCTGATTTCTCTACACGTGCTTGGCGTACTGCTCAGATCGCTGGAGATCAAGGTGTAAACCTTGGCGAAGCGTGGACTATCGCTAACGATAAAGGCGATAAAGTATTTAGCCCTAATCGCATTGATGATGCAAAAAGAAAATTTGGCAACGATGCAGTAGATATTGCTATGCGCATTGCCTCTGGTGAAGCACCAGAAAAGATTATGGCATCAGCCACACCAGAACAACAAAAGTACATAATGCTTGCTGATCCTAATAATAATAACATTCCAGGATTTGCTACACCAGAAGATGTAGCTGCGGCTCGCGCTAACTTTCAAGATACTCTTGATTCGGTAAACGCATCTAAGTATTCTTTTGGTCGTTACATTGCTAACTTGGTAACTCCAGCAGAGATGGAAGGATCCGGTCTTTTCTACAAGGCTGTTTCTGGCACATTTGATGCGGCTTACCGAATACTTGCCGATCCATTATTAGTAGCTGGTAAAGCAAAACGTTTATATGATGTAACTAAGTATTCATTAGATGTAGTAACCGGTGGCGCTAAAGTAGCAGAAGTATTTGCTAAGCCAACAGTTGTTAATTTTTGGAATCAATACGGTACTAAATTACAACAACTTAGTAAGGCTCAAGCATCTAATAGCCCTGAAGCAATTGCTATTGCTAAAAAAGAATTAGCAACTTTAGCTCCAGAGTTCGGTCCAGCTGTTATCAAATCATTTATGGCACCTGAAGTTCCTATTACTAACGCAATAACTGCTAAGGCTTTCTTTGAGAATACTCAAAATTTAACAGAAATTATGGCTGGTAGCGCAGGACGCCAACGTGTGCTTATGCCTCGTATGGATCCTATTCGTAAAGCACGTATCGCTGCTGTTACTACTGGTCGTAAAGTGTTTAACATTGATTTAGTTGGTCCAAAATTAACTAATGATTACTTTTTTGGCTCAGCACCTACTACAGATGGTGTAGCAAAAGTACTTATTGATGGTAAAGAACAGTTTATCAATCAAGTTAAGGCAACAGCCAAGGGCAAAGATGTAGCACGTTTCTCAACTTCCTACATTATGAACCGTATTGATAAGGCTAAGTCAAAATTTACATTTGCTCCAGTATTTGAAGGCGATGTATTTGATGTAATGGCAGTAGATGCTACAGAAAAGATCTACCGTCTAGCAGTATTGGCTATGCCGACACGTGAATCACGCATTATTGCTGAAGCATTTGGTGCTATACCAGAGATTGGTAAGCGTAAAGATGTTTATTACGGTTTATGGAAGACAATTGCTGAGGTTCGTGGTCTAAATACCACCCTTCCTGGCCAAGCCATTACTCGTTATCTTACTGGTAAGGGAGCGACGATTCACTCAGTCAGCGCAGCTGATGATGCTTACCGTAATATGGGTGCAATCCCATCTGACTTTAATCAGTTCGTATCTGTTCCTACACTTCAGGACTTAGATCGAGCAGCAGCGCGTAATACAATAGCTCAAAAGTTTATTGGTATAGCCAATAGCGACTTTGCTAATAAGGCAACCAGCGCTTGGTCTTTCTTAACTCTTGCTGGTCCACGTTATGCTATCCGTAACGCCGGTGAAGACTTAATGGTTAACCTAGCAATTGGTGTTTCACCTTGGGGTTTAGCCAAATCTCGTATGCTTGAGACTCGCGTTAATACTTACTTAGCAGCTGCTCAAAAAGTAGAAGGTGGCGCTAATAACTGGGCTAATAACCCATTAGGTGCGGCTATGCGCATTGTTAACCGTAAAGAAGTTGACAAGTATGTAGGCGATCTAAACTATATTAAGAAAAAGTTTGAAGAAGCAAAGACTGTCTTGCCTAAACTGCGCAAAGAACTTGCTGCGGCTAAAGACCCTATTGATATTTCAGATATTGAACTTCGCATTAAAGAAGTTGAATATAGTATTCGTGGTGGAGCAACACAACAGGCTCGTGAAGTATTTGCCAGTGCTTTAACTTCTGGTCGCGTTAACCGTTTCCGTCAATCACTTGGCTTAAAGCCAATGAATCAAAAAGAAGCAGAACTACTTAAAGAGCAACTTATCTATGGTGATATTCAAAACACTATGTCAGTAGCTTCTGAAGGTGGGATGAACTTCGTTACTGGTAATGACTACATTAGCCGTGCTACGGATCTTGCTCGTCAAACTGGTGTTCGTGTACACGCATTAGAAATGAGTTACCCAACTGGTAAGTTTGTTAAAAAACCAGGTGAATTAGGGTACCGCTTACAAGCTGTATCACCACAAGATGAAGCATCTATGGTTACTTGGATGATGCGTATTGGTTACTATGCTAATGATGAATTAGGTACTATTGCTGTTGCTAATTTAGATGAACAAGTTAAAGCTATTAACTTAATGCGTGAATGGACACAAACCGCAAAGGGTCAGAAGTTTTTAGAAGATGCTCGTCTATCTAATAATATGGACGCTGACAGCATCCTTCGTATTGCCTTTAATCGTGCCAAAGAAAACTTTGTTAAGAAAGATGGCACTACTCTAAACTTAGATTTACTTAATAAGATTCGTTCAAAAGATGAATTTGGTAACTATAAAGTTACTGGAACTCTTTCATTAGATGACTTGCCTACACTAGAAGCAGATGTCCCTGCTGTAGTTATAGGTCCTACTCTTATTCCAGCAGTAGATGCTAGAGAAGTTACTTCAAACATTATGACTAACGGTTGGACATTTCTTGGTCTTGCTAACGCCCGTCTGTCACGTCAACCAATTGTTATTCAAGAGATGCTTACTATCCGTAAGCAGTTTCAGAAATCAGGTTTTGAAAAGGCTTGGATCAATTCCTATACTAGAGGCATTAACCCTGGACAATTGGGTAAAGTTACTGCTGCAACACAAGCAGCTAAAAAAGATTTAGCAATGATTATTGAAGAACGAGCACTTGGTCAAACTTTGGCTTATGTAGATAATCCATTGATTAGAACTCAGATAGCGTTCTCATCTCGTAACTTTGCTCGTTTCTATCGTGCCACTGAGGACTTCTATCGTCGTATGTATCGCGTTGTTCGATACAACCCAGAGGCTATTGTTAAAGCTGCCCTTACTTATGAAGGTGTAACTCACTCAGGTTGGATCCAAAAAGACGATCAAGGTCAGCCATATTTTGTTTATCCTGGTATTGCTCCAGTGTATAACGCTGTACAAGAAGTACTAAATCGTCTAGGCATTAAGCAAGAATTTAAGGTTCCATTCCCAATTCAATTTGGTGCTCAATTAAAGATGCTTACCCCATCTTTGAACCCAGATTCTTTGGTTCCTACATTTTCAGGTCCATTAGCCGGTGTTGGTATTACAACTGTTTCATCTTTGGTCGGCATCTTTGATAAAGGTGCGGCAGATACTATTAAGGGTTATACCCTTGGTAAGTACGCCGTAGATCAACCTATTCTTTCAGCAATATTACCAGCACATATTAACCGTCTATATGCTGCTATGAATCAAGATGACCGCAATTCCCAGTATGCAAGTGCTTGGCGTAAAGCGGTTACTTATCTCGAAGCATCAGGCAATGGTATTCCAAAGACATATGATGAGCAAGGTGTCTTAAAGGCTCCTACTGCACAAGAGTTAGAGAACTATCGTTTATCTGTAAAGAACACAACGTTAGGTATTTTAGGCTTACGCTTTGTATTTGGTTTCTTTGCTCCAGCTTCACCACAAGTGCAGTTAAAGTCTGATATGGCTCAATGGATTAGTGATAATGGTCGCGCTAACTTTAAGCAAGCCTTTAATAAATTATTAGATCAGTACCCTGGTGAATACGATAAAGCATTTGCTAAGTGGGTAGAACTATTTCCTAATCAGATCCCATTTACTGTTACTGAATCTGAAAAGAAGTCAATTGCTCCACTGCGTTACGCAGAAGAAGCAGGATACTTTGTAGATCAAAACAAGGATGTATTCCAGCAATTCCCATCAGCTGCTGGATTTTTGATTCCTCACAAGACCGGATTTTCTTGGGATGCTTACAAGTCTATGAAAGACTTAGGCTTATTACAGAACAAACGAGTAGATGATTACTTACGTGAAGTTCAAACAGCAGCCGATCTACAAGAATACTACCGTCGTAAAGACACTTTTGATATGTCATTAAGTACTTCCCTAGTGGATTCAGAACGCACTATGTTGCGTCGTGAGTTTGACCAATGGAAGACAGTGTTCTTTGCTGGCCGTCCATTGGTACAAGAAGAACTGTCACAGGGTAGCGCTACAGCAATCAAGCGTCTAAAGACTTTAGATGAATTAAGTTTAATGCTAAATGCTAACTTGGGTATTCGTCCCAAGACTGAATCAGCACTACGTGATATGTTAAATACTTATCAAAATTACCGTAATGAACGTGATCGTTATGACGCTATTGGTGGATCAAAAAGATATATTGATTCTGTTAAGAGTCAAACAATTATCAAAATGCGTGAACTAGCACAGTTTAATGAAAATACACAGGCAGCTTATGACGTTCTATTCGGAAGATTACTTGGAGATTAAATAAATGGCAGCAACTCTAAAAGACTATCTCAAGAATAGAGATGATGTAGTCAAAGCAAAAAAGGCTTTAGACAAAGCCAAAGGCGCTTTAAGCGACGCTGAAAGAGCAGCTGTTGGAGTTCCTACTGGTGACTCTTACAAAGAATTAAGAAAAAAGAAAATTGCTGAACTTGAAGCTGCTAGAAAAGCAGCAACTGCTACTAAGGCTGCTGCCGATAAAGTAATTGCAGATGCCACAGACCACTTTAATAAATACAAGGATAAGATTACTGCTGCTAGCAAAGCGCTATCTGACAAAGCAAGTCAAGCAAACATTGATAATGCTAAATCTTTACTTGCTCGTTACAAAGCACAGGGTTTAGATACAACTCTTATTGAAAAAGGCATTAAAGATGCCGAAGATAAGTTAGCCGGCGTTGGCAAATACAAACCTGTTGGTCCAACAGGGCCAACTGGCGGAACAGGTGTTACTGGCGGTACTGGCGGTACTGGTGGCACAGGTCCAGTACAAATAACTGCTACAGATTTAATCAATACTCTTGCTGATCCTAAAAATAAAAAGTTACTTATTGCTGCTCAAAATGACCTAAAGAAAAACTTTGGCTATAAAGGTCCAACTGATGGAACTTGGTCTATAGCATTTCAAAATGCTGTAGGCGATGCAGCAGCAACGTTGCAATCACTGCCAGCATCTCTGCAAATTAAAGATCTTCGAGCATTTATTGCTAGTCCTGGAGTACAAGTAACTTCTGCTGCTGCTGGTGGGCCTACATCAAAAACACAAAAATCAATTACTAATTTAACTGATGCTGAAATTCAAGATATGGTTAACAAAAGCGCCCTTAGTTTATTAGGTCGTGAGATTAGCGATGTTGATAAAACAACGGCTTGGTACAAGAGCCTTACTAATACTATTAAAACAATGGCTAAAGAAGGAACTATTACCAAAACTAATAAGTCTGGTACTAACACTACTTATGAAACCACACCTGGTTACACAGCAGAGAAAGCAACACAGGCTATTGAGACTGGCTTGAAACAAGCAGCTCCCGTAGATCTAGCACGCAAAGAACGCGTTGACTTTACTAGCTGGATGTTCAAACAATTAGGAGGCAGCAATGGCTGATAACACAACCGAGCAACTCCAGTACGACCAAGATCTTGCTGCCTTAAATGCTATGCCCGAAGGCGGTATGCGTGTTAAGGCTAAGGAAGCATTTGACCTAAAGTATCCAGCAGGCCGTCCAGGATCTTCTAGCATCCGTCAGAACCTTGGTATCGGTGAAGCACTCTTAGGTCCAGACTCTAAGTATGCTGATGAGTTAAAAAATATCTTTGATCTCTGGAAGCAAAAGAAATATACCGAAGCACAAGATGCTTTTAGTAAAACTACTTTTGCTAAACTATCTAGCGATGCTCGTAATCGTTACTTATTAAGCCTAGAAAATACCCCTTTATACAAGCAAAGTTTAGACGCTTGGAAAATAGGGGTTAAGCGTGAATTGCTAGGTCAGGGTTTAGAATTAACAGATCAACAACTTGATAACTATTACAAAGATGGTACTCCAGAAAGTATTATTTTTAATGAGGCTGTTAAAGGATTTACTTTAGGCACAGTTAAACCAACTGGTGCTATGGGTAATGCCCTAAAAGAACTCCAAGCAACTGCTACCGCTAACGGTGTTGATCTACAAAAGAACTTTGGTGGTCAACTACAAGGATGGCTACAGAAGATTGCCTCTGGTCAATCAGTTGAAGACTACAAGCAGATCATTCGTGGTATTGCCGGTACTGGTTTGCCTCCTACCTTGAAAGCAATGGTAGAAAAAGGAACAGACGTTAGCTCTATTTATTCTCCATACAAGCAACTAATGTCTAACGTACTAGGAATCAACGAAGAAACTATTTCTATGTACGACCCAACACTTCGTTCTGCTATTACAGATAAGGGCGAAATGTCACTATTCGATTTCCAACGAGCACTACGCAAAGATAGTCGCTGGCAATATACAGCTGATGCTAAGGATGAGATTTCCAAAGCAGTGCTTAACATTGGCCGCGACTTCGGATTTATGGGGTAATGATGGCTCAATATACATACGACCCAACAAAGGGAAAAGTTGTTCCTTTAGCAGAAGCAGTAGTTGTAACTTATATTACTACTGACCCTGGTGGGATGCCTGATGAACAAACTAAAAAAGCAGCTGCTGCGGAAGCAGCTAAAGCAGCACAAGGTGCTGGTATCCCTACCAAGTCTGGTGGTGGAGGTTTTACTGATTCACAGAACGCTGCCCGTTTAGAGGCAGAAAGAGTAGCAACAGAAAAAAGTCCTTACAATGTAAGAAGTACAACAGGTGATGAATTAATTAAAAAGCAAGACGCTATAAATGCTGCAAATGCACTAGCACGTTATAGTCTTGGTACGCCTACCGGAGCAACAGGACCTACTGGTCCTACAGGTGCTACAGGTACAGGCGCAACAGGCGCTACTGGTGCTGGTGCTGGTGCTGGTGCAACAGGTGCTACAGGGCCTACAGGTGCTACAGGTACAGGCGCAACAGGCGCTACTGGTGCTGGTGCAACAGGTGCTACAGGGCCTACAGGCGTTACTGGCGCAACAGGGCCACCTGCAGAAAGAACTGTTAAGTCCAAGACTCCAAAGTATGATGAAAACGGAAAACTAATTGGTTATGACATTGTTTATAGCGATGACACCGTTGGCTTTGAAGCAGCAACAGTTGCTAAGACCACAAAGAAAGCTCCAAAGTATGACATAACCGGTAAGTTTATTGGATATGAAGTTACCGATCCTGATGGCAACGTAACTTTTGAACCATCTGAAAGTACAGATACTACTGGTAAAAAGTTTACTTGGAATAATCCAACTACTGGCCAAACAGAATACTTTGCTACACAAGCGGAAATGGATGCCGCTGTTGAAACTTGGAAAGTTCAATCAGGGCAAGTAGCAACTAACGCTGCTACTGAATTGGCAGCAGGCAATGCTCGTGCTCAAGCACTGGCTAACCGCACTTCAGCTTTTGATTTATTAAAAGATCAATTTGATGTATGGGGTTTAGGTGATCTAGTAGAACCTATCCGTGCTTTGATTCAAGATGAAAACGTATCTCCATCTGAATACGCCATTCGTCTGCGCCAGACTAAGCCATACCTAGATCGTTTTGCTGCTAACGCAGATCGTATTAAAAATGGTTATGCCGCTATTAACGAAGCAACTTATCTTGCCCTTGAAGATCAATACCAAAACATTATGCGTAACTATGGATTACCAGAGTCTTACTATGCTCGTGGTAAAAATGGAGTGCAGTTAGGTTTTCAAGAACTTATTGCTAACGACGTAAGTAATGTTGAATTAGAAGATCGCATTATGAACGCACAAAATCGTGTTCTTAAATCTAACCCAGAAGTATTAGCAGCGCTAAAAGACTTCTACCCTGATATTAAAAATGGTGAAATTCTTGCCTACGCATTAGATCCTAAGAACGCAATTGAACAGATTAAGCGCAAGATTACAGCAGCAGAAATCGGTGGCGCAGCCACACAAGCCGGACTTAAAACTGGTATGGCTCGCGCTGAAGAACTTGGCGCTGCTGGTGTTACTAAAGCTGTAGCCCAACAAGGCTTTGAGACAGTAGCTGGCGGTGCTCCACGTGGTGGACAACTAGCATCAATATACGGTCAAGATCCTTATACACAGACCACAGCAGAGACAGAAGTCTTTGGTCTTGCTGGAAAAACAGCAGCTGCTACGCAGCGCAAGAAAATTACAGGACTTGAGAAGGCCACTTTTAGTGGTCAATCTGGAGCAACCAGCACAGCACTAGTTAGAGATAGAGCTGGCGCTTACTAAATAAATAAACCTGCCACTAGAACTACTGGCCTAGTGGAGCGATAAGAAGACCAGGAGTTAGAGCCATACCAGTTCCCCGATTGGATATGAGGCTAACGATCAAACCAACTGATAGGGAGAAGGACTAATGTCCAATTACGACTACGAGGATGACGATGACTTCACAATGGAAGACACCGGCAACGACCTTGTTAAACAACTACGCAAAGCATCCAAGCAAAAGGATAAAGAACTTGCTGAACTTCGTTCACAGTTCGATGGACTAAGCAAGGCGCAGCGCGAAAGATCAATCAAGGATGCCCTCGCAAGTCGCGGGATAAATCCGAAGATCGCTTCATTTATCCCACAGGACATTGACCCAACTGAGGAGTCCGTGTCTAAATGGTTAGAGGATTACGCCGATGTATTCGGCTATGAATCTAGCCAAACCCAGGCAACACCTAATGTGAATCCAGCCGACGCTGCTTCGTATAAGAGAATGACAAACACTGCAGACTCTGGTGCTTCACCAGAACATAACGCAGACATTATGCAACGTCTACTCAATACAAATAGCAAAGAAGAACTGGACGAACTGATTAAGTTGTCTGGACTCTAATATCCGATCCTAACGAAAGGCTAGACCAAAGTGGCAATTCCAACAGGTACTACCACCTCTAGCTCGACGATTAGCAATCTCGTACAAGCAGCATACGACCAGTATGTTAGAATGGCGCTTCGCTCCATTCCTGTTATGCGTAATCTTGCTGACGTCAAGCCAGTGCAACAGGCAATGCCAGGATCATCAGTTGTATTCTCAATCTATTCAGATTTGGCACAAGCCACTTCAACATTGACAGAAACATCTGATGTATCTTCCATTGCTTTAGGTAACCCATCACAGGTTACCGTTACTTTGAACGAATACGGTTCAGCAGTAACAACAACAAAGAAGTTAAACCTAACTTCATTCAACGATGTTGACTCAGCACTAGCTGATATCATCGCTTACAACGCAGCAGATTCCATTGACAACGTAGTAGGTCAGGTCCTGTCAGCAGGTACTGGCGTTATCTACTCAAACGGTCCAACAGGAACTACTCCGACTTCATCAGCAGAAGTTCTGCCAGTAGACACAATGACAGTTGCGGATATCCGTAACGCTGTTGTATCACTACGCACAAACAAGGCTCTGCCTCGTATGGGCGAACTGTATGCTGCATACCTACACCCACGCCAATCAGCCGATCTTCGTGCTGAAACTGGTACTGGTGGATTCCAGGAACTTTCAAAGTATGTTGATCGCACACCATTCGTGGCTGGCGCAGTTGGCGTAATTGAAGGTGCTTTCATCGTTGAGACACCACGTGTTCTTAACGGTCTAAAGCTGGCTACAGGTATCGCAACAAGCACAACTATCACAAACGTTGCGCTGACATCAAACGTTGCAACAATTACTACAGCAGTTGCTCACGGTCTTGGCGTAGGCCAAGTTGTGACAGTTGCTGCTACAACTGCAACAACACTTAACGGTACATTTACAATCGCATCTGTACCTACAACAACAACATTTACCTATTCTAAGACAACAGCTAACGTTACTTCAGCTGCTGATACAGGTACTGTTACATTCACCAACAACTACCGTGCAATTGTTGCCGGTCGTGAAGCATTGGCTGAAGCACAAGCTGCAGACATCTCAACCGTTATCGGTCCAGAGATTGACGCACTACGTCGTTTCCGCACAATCGGTTGGTACTACTTCGGCGGCTTTGCTCGCCTTCGTGAGTCTGCACTCTATCGTATTGAGTCAGCCGCAACTAACGGTTAATTTCCGTTCGGCAGGGGCGGGGTCAAACCCGCCTCTGCTACTTATGAAAGGTAGATATGGCATATACATTAACGACACCTTGGCGGTGGGAGACATACGTATCAGAGCCATACTCTAAGTATGCTCGTCTTGCAGGTCGGCGCCTTACTGGTGGAACTGTTACTGGCGCCATTCCTACCAGTATTACAGATGTAGCACGTGGTCAATCGTTATTAGTTACTGGTACTACTGTTGTAATGACGCAGACACCAAGCCAAGATGATCTAGCAGCGTGTAGTTACTACTTCCTTGGTGGACACGAGTACGTGATTAGCAACGAGCAAGCAGCGGTTCTTATCGCTGCTGGCTACAGTGATTACGTGACACCAATAGTATGAGTTTACATAGACGCACCACGCACCTTGATTATGTAGAAGGTTGCTTTGGTTGCAAGATAGGCGAACTAGAGTTGAGCGTAGGTATGGCAAACCATAGAGAATTGCCTACTGCTAAGCAGCACGATAAAGAATTACAGTCTTACTTTGATGCTACAAGGCAAGGCATAGAACCACGTTCTACCAAAAAAGCTGATATAGACGCAGCAGTTAAACTTTCCAACGAAGGCGGTAAGGCTTTTGATGGGATCTCAATGACCTTTAAGGAGTAGTTATGATGGAATCTTACAAGAGCAAGGCAGTCAAAGCAAAGCACGAGAAGAAAGAATCTTCTGCTAAGAAAAAGGCTGAAGCAAAAAAAGGTATGCACAAAATGCCTAATGGCAAAATGATGAGTAACTCTGCTATGAAGAAAGGTAAATAATAATGCAAGATTATGCAACATTAGAAGCAGCACAAAATATGCCTGTCTATCCACCAACAGATAAGCAATATCCAAGCAACTCTAAATACGAAACTTATGAATCAATTCAGACCGGTGCTATGGGAAAGGCAGCAAAGTAAATGGCAGTTAAGAAGCCTGGTAAATGTCGCAAGTGCGGTAAGTCAGACAAGATGTGTAAGTGCTAAATGAACAAGGCAGAACAAAAAGCTAAAGTAGCCAAGGTTATGAAAGAATTTAAGGCTGGGACTTTGAACTCAGGATCTAGTAAAGGTCCAATAGTTAAAGGCAAGAAGCAAGCAATTGCTATTGCGTTATCTCAAGCAAAAATGTCTAGTAAGAAAATGGGTAAAAAGAAGTAAATGGCAAAGACTCCAGCGTGGCAACGCAAAGAAGGACAAAACCCTAAAGGTGGGCTTAATGCAAAAGGCCGTGCCTCATTAAAGGCTGTAGGTCAAGACATTAAAGCACCTGTTAAATCTGGCGATAACCCACGTAGAGCAAGTTATCTTGCTCGCGCTGCTGGTAACCCAGGACCTGAACGCAAACCCAATGGAGAGCCAACTAGATTACTATTGTCTTTACAAGCCTGGGGTGCATCATCTAAAGCTGATGCTAAGTCTAAGGCTGCAGCCATATCTAAAAGAAACAAGAAGAAAAAATGAAAAAGAAAGTAGCATTTTGGGATACAAAGAATCCTAATAAGAAATCAACACCTTTAACGCCAGCGCAGAAATCTGCTGCTAAGGCTAGAGCAAAAGCAGCAGGACGACCATATCCAAATCTAGTAGATAACGCTGCAGTAAAGAAAAACAAGAAGAAGTAAAGGAGATATAGGTGGCACTAGGAGTAGCAGGAACAACGTTATTAGATGAACTAAATCGTCTAGCTAATGGTGGCACCTATCGAGCACCAGGGGCAATGGTTGGACGAGCACTCGCTGCCCGTCAATGGGCAGTAGCACGTTCAGTAACAACAAACTTAACAGACACAGTGGGGGTTCTCAATGCGATTCAAGGCACGACTAGCACCAATCGCCTTGATCTTGCTAACGTATGTAACGCTCTCGCTAGTACTTCTCAACTACCTGCAGCGCAGGCTCTCAGAGGAATCTCATCGTGAGTGCTAAATTCAATCTAATATGCGAACAAGCAACCACATTTAACTTTCAGTTCTCAATCAATAATGACGCTGTTCCTATTAACATTACTGGTTACACCGGAACTATGACAGTACGCCCATTCGTTGGGTCATCTACTACTACCTTATCAGCTACAACTACCAATGGTCTTATGGTTCTTACCGGCGCTACAGGAACAGTTACTGTAACTATTCCTTCAGCAACTACAACGGATTTTACTCCTGGTCGTTATTCATATGACTTAGTGCTAAATAGCGGATCTACTGTAACTAGATATCTTGAAGGTTTATTCATCGTAACGGGAGCTGTGACACTATGACAACTTATGTAGTTATTGAATCCATTACTCCTAACCAATCCTTAGTATTCTCAGCACAGCAAGGTACACAAGGTATCGCTGGAGCCACAGGTCCTACAGGGCCAATTGGCACAACAGGTGCTACAGGGCCTACAGGCGTTACTGGCGCAACAGGGCCAACTGGACCTACAGGTACAACTGGTGCAACGGGTCCTACAGGCAATACAGGGCCTACTGGAGCCACTGGAGCCACTGGACCTACAGGAACTACAGGTACAACTGGTGCAACGGGCGCTACAGGGCCAACAGGAACTACAGGTGCCACAGGTCCTACTGGTACAACTGGTGCCACAGGGCCTACAGGCACTACTGGAGCTACAGGACCAACTGGTCCTACAGGCCCTGCTGCGGTCTTATCAACAGTATTGCCAGTTGCTTTAGGCACAGCATCTGCTGGTGTTGCTACACTTGGGTCTAAGGATGACCACGTTCACCCAACCACAGGTGTTGGTTTAACAGCTAACCCATTATCACAGTTTGCTGCTACCACTTCTGCTCAACTAGCAGGTGTTCTTACAGATGAAACTGGCACTGGTGCAAATGTCTTTGCTATTAGCCCTACTCTTACTACTCCAGTTATAGCAAGTATAGTTAATACTGGAACACTTACATTGCCTACATCAACTGATACTTTAGTTGGTAGAGCAACCACAGATACTCTGACCAATAAGACCCTTACTAGCCCAGTAATGACTGCTCCCGCCCTTGGCACACCTGCATCTGGAGTAATGACAAACGTAACTGGACTTCCTGTCTCAACTGGTGTCTCTGGTCTTGGTACTGGTGTTGCTACTTTCTTGGCTACGCCAACTAGCGCTAACTTAGCTTCTGCTCTTACTGATGAGACTGGTACTGGAGCTGCTGTATTTGCCACATCTCCTACTTTAGTTACCCCATTACTGGGTACACCAACATCTGCAACATTGACTAATGCTACTGGTTTGCCTATTAGCACAGGTGTATCTGGTTTAGGAACTGGCGTAGCCACATTCCTTGCTACACCTTCATCGGCAAACCTTATCTCAGCAGTAACAGATGAGACCGGTACTGGTGCTTTGGTATTTGGAACTAGCCCAACTATTGCAACCCCAGTAATATCTAGCCCTAAAATTTCATCAACTTATACAGCTAAGACTGCGGCCTATACCTTTGCCTCTGGCGATGAAGGTCAATTGTTCTCAATGAACAACGCGGCATCTGTACAGTTTAATATCCCAACTGATGCCACTTTTAACTTTGCCGTAGGTACAGAAATTAACGTCTTCTGGATTACTGGCGCAGGCCAGCCAACCATTGGCGCGGTAACTCCAGCCACAACTACAGTTATTTCAACAGGCGCTACTAGTGCTACTCCAAAGCTACGTGTGGCTAACTCCGGCGCAACTTGTAAGAAAATTGCCGCTAACTCTTGGATTGTTTTTGGAGATATAGCGTAGACTAGTTCTATGAGATTCCACGTAATAAGCCTGCCGCATACGCAAACAACTAAAGAATACATTATCTGTGCCTTTACTGAAAAGGTACGACGCTTCTGTATGATGATGAATGGTCTTGGGCATACAGTCTATCTTTATGCTAGCGAAGAGAACGAAGCACCGTGTGATGAGTTAATTACTTGTATCACCAAAGAGCAACAGCAAGAAGCGCTAGCTGGTAAACATTTTACCGAAGCAGAATTTAACAATGAACTACCGCACTGGCAGATCTTTAATGGCAAAGTTATAGAAGAACTTGGCAAGCGGATAGAAGAAAAAGATTTTATCTGCGTTATTGGTGGAGCATCACACAAACCAATTGCTGATGCTTTCCCAGATCATATGACAGTTGAGTTTGGTATTGGTTACGCTGGCACGTTTGCTAAGTATCGAGTCTTTGAGTCTTACGCTTGGATGCACTCAGTCTATTCTGCCTTTAAGAATCCGGCGTTAGTAGATGGCAACTTCTACGATGCTGTTATACCAGGATACATAGAACCAGAGATGTTTCCGCTGCAAGAAAAGAAAGAAGATTACTACCTATACGTTGGACGTATGATAGATCGTAAAGGTATTGAGATCGTTCAGCACGTCTGTAAAGAGATGAACTTAAAGCTCATTATGGCAGGACCTGGTAAAGACCCAAAGATTGAGTATGGCGATTGGGTTGGGCCAGTAGGTGTAGAAGAACGAACAAAGTTAATGGGCGGTGCTATCGCACTATTTGCCCCAACGTTATACATAGAACCTTTCGGTAACATAGTAATTGAGGCGCAGATGTGCGGTACTCCAACAATTACTACAGACTGGGGAGCCTTTACAGAGACTAACCCACAAGGTGTTACTGGATACCGTTGTAGAAATGCAATGGAGTTTGCAGCAGCAACAGAGTGGGTTAAGGACTTAGACCCAGTAGCAATACATAAGAGGGCAGTAGCGACTTATTCGTTAGATGCCATAGCACCACAATACGAGCAATACTTTGGAAGACTGCTAACTCTATGGGGAGATGGCTGGTATGAAAGGAAATAATGCCAACGCTTAGCGATATGATAGACGAGGTTAGGGCCTCCTTAGCTGGATACACCCTGCGTCAAGATAGAATAACGTATCTTAATGCTGCTATAACATCTACTGATACAGCTATGACTATTGGTTCAAGTTCTAACTTAGCCAAAGGCATCATTGAAATTGATGATGAACTTATTTGGATTGATAACTTTAACCAGTCAAGTAGCACGCTTAATGCAGCACCAGGATTTGGTAGAGGTTACCAAAATACACCAGCTTCACCGCACGCCCAGTATGCACAGATAACTCTTACTCCAACATTTCCGCGAGTAATGATTAAGAAAGCTATCAATGATGTTATCAATAGTGTCTATCCTAAACTTTGGTCTGTAGCCTCATATACCTTTACCTTTAATGCAAGCCAAACCACCTATGCCCTGCCAGATGATTTAGAATCAATACTTTATATGTCTTGGCAGACAACAGGTTCTAGCCTTGAATGGCTACCAATTAACCGTTGGCGTGCAGACTTAATGGCAAACGTAGCAACATTTAATACACAAAAGACAGTAAACCTTTATGAAAATATCCAACCTGGACGCACAGTACAGGTATGGTACACAACCATTCCTAATACTTTAGACAATAATACAGATGATTACGCAGATGTAACAGGCTTACCTGCTTCATCCGTAGAGGTAATAACTCTTGGAGCTTGTTACAAATTACTATCTTATGTAGATGCCGGTCGAATTAACTTGAGTTCAGCAGAAGCTGATCTTAACGATACCAAGATCCCAAGCACAGCAGGTGTGGCATCTTCTCGTTATATCTATGCTCTATACCAACAAAAACTAAATGATGAAGCTCTTAAACTGCAAGACAAGTACCCAATAAGAATCCACTACAGTAAGTAAGGCAAACTAATGACCAGACAATACTCCAGCACTAGTAATGCGACAACACTTGCTAGTTCTATTAACACTACAGTTACCAGTCTAACGGTAGCAACTGGTACCGGCACAGCGCTTATGGGTGGTGTAACACTAGCCGGTGGTAACGTTGATATCTTTACTGTTGCATTAGATCCAGATACAGTCAATGAAGAAATTGTTTATGTAACAGCAAGAAGTGGTGACACGCTAACTATTAGTCGAGGTCAAGCTGGTACTGGTACCCCAGGTGTATCTGGTATTGCTCATACTTCAGGGGCGGCAATCAAGCACGTACTGACAAGTGATGACCTTATATTTTTTCGTAACAACGCCTCACCTGTAGCATCTTTTGCCTTTAGCGGATCTACCTCTGGAACTACCACAGTGCAGGCAACTGCCATTGCTGGCACTAATACGCTGACATTGCCAGCAACAACGAGTGATACTTTGGTGGGTAAGGCAACAACAGATACCTTAACCAATAAGACCTTAACCAGTCCTACTATTAACAGCGCAAAGATAAACCTTGCCCTTAATGCCCAGACAGGTACTACCTATACTTTGGTTGCCTCTGACTCAAGTAAGTTAGTTACCACTTCAAATGCTTCGGCTGTGACAGTTACAATTCCACCAGCAATCTTTACAGCTGGTGAACAGATTAACGTTCAGTCTATCGGCGCTGGTATTACTACCTTTGCTGCTGGTTCTGGTGTAACGATTACCTCAACCGGCGCTACCTCGGCTGCTCCGAACCTAAGAACACAGTACTCAGCTTGTACTATTGTCTGTACTGCTTCTAACGTATTTACGGTGATCGGAGACCTTTCCTAATGCCAATGCTAGGAATTATGGCTAGTGCCATTTCAGGCAACCTCTGGGCGCCAGGTACAGACTTTGACAGCATCGCGACAACTACGCTTTCAACTACTGCCTCAAGCATAACTTTTAGTTCTATTCCTGCTACCTATCGCCATTTACAAATTAGATTCTTAACAAGAACAGATAGAGCCAATCAAGAAGATAATAATCAGTTGAGGTTTAACTCTGATTCTGCTGGCAATTATGCAGCACACGTTTTATATGGTGACGGCGCAACTGCTGGCGCATTTTCAGATGGCTCATCTATTACATTTAACACTCGTTCTGTTGTAGCAGCAGCATCATCTACATCTGGTGTCTTTGGTGTTGGAGTAATTGACATTCTTGACTACAAAGACACCAACAAATATAAAACTGTGCGTTCGCTCAATGGATATGATAACAATGGAGCAGGACAAGTTCGTTTAAGTTCTGGTTTATGGATGAATACAGCAGCAATCACTACCATTGCTATTACTTCAGCAAACGCAGCAAACTTTGTTCAATACAGTTCCTTCGCACTTTACGGGGTGCGCTAAATGACTGACTGCATTATTCCAGATAAAAAAATACAGTACAACGGATACACATTTACTGTGTACAAAAACAAATCTGTTGGTTCTCATAGGGTGGCTTGGATGGAAGTCAACGGTCCAATCCCTAAAGGATTCGTAGTAGACCATACCTGCCACGATCCAAAGATATGTGCTGATGCGCTTACCTGCGTACATCGTGCTTGCGTAAATGTAGATCATATGCGCCTAGTAACCCAACAAGAAAATGTTATGGCTGGGCGTCATAGCATTGACAATCGTAGCCACTGTAATCAAGGTCATCCGTTTATTAAGGAGAATATAATGACTCGCAAGAACGGTCATCGTGAGTGCGCTGAATGTAATCGAGTAAGAGCCAGGGCTGTTTGGGCTGCCAAGAAAGTGAGCGCGTAATGGCAGCCGGTAATACTTTTAGTCAGATTGCCTCAACCACTCTTGGTTCGGCAGCATCAAGCGTTACATTCTCAAGCATTGCGGGTACCTATACTGATTTGGTTTTGGTTTGTAATCCAATAACTACAACTACAAATGACCAGATTGCCATTCGTTTGAACGGGGATACAGGCACTAATTATTCAAGAACTATTCTCGCAGGTAACGGAACCACCACAGCATCTTATCGAGGCTCAAATGAAAGTTATGCTTATACTGGTTATTATTCAACGCTTTACACAAACCCAACAACAAACATCTTTAACTTTATGAATTATTCCAACGCAACTACCTATAAAACATTACTCGGTAGAAGTTCATCTGCTGATACAACTGCGCTAGTTTCTGTAAATCTTTGGAGAAGCACTTCTGCTATTACTTCCATTGTGCTAACTATTGCAGGGGCAAGTAACTTCTCAACTGGCAGCACATTCAATCTCTACGGCATCAC